GGCGCCTTATAGAGTTAAATATAACAACGGAGTTGTGAAATATCTGGACGGGATAACACTCCGGGAAAGGAACGAAGATGAAAGTACAGAAGTATGAGATTTCCAGAACTATTGATAAATTGAAAAGCATTGTGCAGAAGAACGACCAGTTTCCGGCATTAGGAGGCGTTCTGGTAAAGGACGGGTATTTAATCGCATCCAATACAGAAATGACCATGCAGCTCAAATTAGAGGCCTCTAAAGGCAGTTGTTTCATCATTCCTATGAAAGCCTTTGATGTAATTAAAAATCTTCCGGATGGCGAAGTGATTATTGATGCAGACGGCAAAAACATTGTTACGATCAAGACAAAAGCTATAAAGAATAAATACCAGAGCTATCCTCCGGAAGAATTCAGTTTTGATATTACAGAAGATCTGGATGCCCCAGAAGTTGTGATCAATGGCAAGAGGATGATGGAGGCAATTGGACATGTTATCTATGCAGCTGCAGACAGCAGTTCTGCAACACAGATGATGGGTGTGTACTTTGAAGGTGGAGAAAACAAGATTAAGCTGGTAGCACTTGACGGACATGTCGTAGCAGTTGATTCGATACCGACTGACGGTACCGCAGACATGAAGCTGATAGTGCCTAAAACAGTGGCAAAGAAGCTTGTGTCAATGGGAATTATTGATGATGTTGCTGTTACATATACAAAAAATAGAGCGGTATTCAAATCAAAAGAATATACCATTTACACGAGGTTAATAGAGGGTAAGTATTTTGATTACAATAGATTTTTCATGGCGGGAAAGATGAAAACTTATGTTTCCAGACTGGAATTAGTTGCGGCAATGACAAGGGCTAAGATGTGTACGGAAGAAAAGAAACCTGCAGTCTTCGAAATGAACGAAGATCAGTTAAATATTCGCATTGCCGACAGACTTACGGATTATCAGGAAGAGGTGAAGCTTCAGGATCCACTTCCTGAACCGTTAAAAATTGGTTTCGATTCTAAACTGGTCCTTGAAACACTGAAAGCATTCACTTGTGAAAATATAGCCATGAATTTCTCAGGACCTAAGATGCCGGCAGTTGTTGAAGCAGAAGACAGTGACATGAAAGCTATCGTGCTTCCAGTAATGATAAGAGAGGAATAAAAACTATGATTGAGATCTTGGATATGAAAGATGTAAAAGATGCAACACCAGAAGAACTGGAAGAGCTTCGTCGGAAAGGATTCCTTCCGAAAACCAGATCCAAAAGAATTTCCGGGAAACCACTTACTCCATATGAAAGAACCAGAGCACAGGTGGCTGCTACCGGGAATAGATGGGCAATGGAGAACTTCTACGCCACACACAGCTGAAAGGTGATGTATTATGGCGAATTTATATAATTTGTGCAGAAAGGACGGGACAGTGATGGAATACTCCATCACCGCATCCGACATAGCAAAGCGAATTGGATGCGATCGACAGGATATCTATTCTTCGGCAAGTTATGCGCTCCTGATCAAGAAAGAGTATTATGTAGAAATTACAGATCGTCCGTTGAGCTGGAAGAAAGATATTGATCTGCTGACAGAATATGATAATGTTCGGAAAAAGTTTCTTAGGAGGTGCGGAAAGTGAAAATATATAAAGCAGTGCATGAGAGAGAAAACAAGTGCAAGGAATTGCACAAAGAGATGAATCTGAATGTAGGGCCGACTCGTCTGGTTCAACCGGATTTCTATTTACTGGTTGATGTTGATGATATCCAGAGACAGATGAATGCTTTGGAGAATGAGGTTCACTGTATGAAAAAAGTAGAAGCAAGAAGGAGATGGCGCTATGGAAGAAAAAGATATTAAGATAACAATTAATGTTGGATGCTTAGAAAAATCTCGTGTTAAAAAAGAACAGATTGCCGGATATTTGCTGAGAGCTATTGCAGGAGTGACTGCAAACAATAAATGCTTTGTTACAAATTATGTATGTGAAATAAATGAGAAAAATGATGATAAGTTGCAGGATAAATATATTACAGGAAAACCTAAACTTACAAAAGACGAAAAGAGTTTTCTTGACGAACTGGATCCTTCATGGACTTATATGCTGAGAAATGATCGTGGACAGTTATATCTTGCCAGACGAACTGAATCGAGGAACTTCGAGTATTTATATTTGGATGACACAACAAGTGCGAAATTTGCTTTTGTTGAACCTGTAGGGGGATGCTGGGAGGTTGCTGACCTGAAAAAATTGGAGGTAGAAGAATCCCGAGAAGATTAAGGGTGCTCTAAAATTCACATAGATTCAATCCTGCCGCATGAGCCTGTCAGATTGCGGCAGGGAAAGGAGGATTATGAACAGACAGATAGAAAGAGATATCCGGATATGTCCTTGCTGTAATAAGAAAACGGAAAGAAGCAATATGGAGTTTACAAGAGACTGCCATGGCATAACATTTAGACTTGTATGCTTTTCGTGTTGGGAGAAGTTGATGAGAAAAGGATTTGATGGAGAATATTATTCTGAATCAGATGAATGCATTGATTATGAATATTAATGTACAGTGTAGATAAAACAGCGGGCGAAGCAAAGATATTTTGCGATGCCTGCGAGCACTGCAGGTGGTATGACGGAGACACAAAGAACAAGGATATGTGGAAACAGGAGTGCGAAGAGTATATTGTAACGAACGAGCATTCTGAGCGTTTGAGAAAAAAGATAAAGGTGGTAAAGAAATGAGAGAGATTAAAGAGAAACGTATGCAGAGTTATTTCCTTAGAGCCAAAAAAATGCTCCAAGAAGGAAAAAACAAAGAAGGGGCAGAAATGCTTAGTGAAGGTTTGAACTATTACAGTAAAAATATCATTAAAGCTATTACACCATATGCAACTGCAGACGCCGGAATTATTTCTATGGTCCTGCGCAACTTGGCAGATGGTATCGAGGAGAATAATCCAGGAGCAAAAGAACTTCGCATGTGGGTAGAAAACGACACCACAAAACCTGAATAGTAAGAAACAATTAAGGTAAAAAACCAATATGAGGTAGAAAATGACAAGAACTGAAACAACCAAATTCCTCGGAAAATTACTTACAGATACTCGCCTCGGAAGGGCTGGCTCGCACTGGGCCAGCGAGGTTAGTATTGATCCATGGACCCCGAAGGCAAGGCGGGTGGACTACATGGAATTTTCTCCGGCGAATCAATACTCTGTGTCAGGAATAGAAAAAGGCATATTCACCTGCTATGAAATCAAGAGCTGCAAAGAGGATGTTTATAGCGGTAATGGTTTGAATTTCTTCGGGGAAAAGAATTACATTGTAACTACGATGGCGTGTTACAAAGACATTCTGCCAGATTTCCGGAGTGGCAAATTTGCTAATTACATGAGTGAAAAGCACCCAGATTCATCAACTTATTACGGCATTATGGTTGCTATTCCGTTTTGGAGAGAAGCAATGGAAGAATTCAATGATCCTACACTATTAAGCGAGGATAGAAACTGGAAGTTGGAAATTGTATTGCCTTGTAGGCAGGGGATAAGAACGAAGTCTATGACAGAATTACTGTTCTGCATGCTGCGGAGCGGGCATTGAGAGGAGGAATTAAGATGGCAATATTTCATAAAACATTGCAGTATCATGAAGATACAACGAAGAAAAGAGAACTTAATCAGGAAGATGTAGAATTTCTGAAAAGATTACAGCTTGAGATGAATACTCAGGACACAACAGGAACAGCGGATCCTCGCTTCTGGGTTATTAAAGGCAGTGAGAGAGCGATCAATAATGAGGATCCGGACGAGCTGTGCTTGCAAGTAGATGGAAGCACAGTTACAAGTACAACGGAAGAAACGGTGAAGTATCTCAATGATAACATCTTGCCAGACAACAATATCGATAGGGAAAACTGTAGAATTGAAACAGGGTATACACAGGATTTCGAGTTGACGTATATGGAGGATGGAGAAGAAGTGTATGAGGATTTGTCAACGCAGGAAGTGAATGAATTTCTTGCCAACAATGGACATGATGATACCATGATAATTGGTATTTCAATCAGACCATTTATGTACCCAAACACGATGTTTCTTACAGAGAAAGAGGCCCGAGAACACCTGGAGAGAAACCATTATCATTACTCAGAAGACGCACATACATACTGCATGGTTGCGTGGAGATCTCCGGAAGTAGAAAAATTATGGAAGATATTGCGGGAAACAAAATGGGATTGAGAAGAGCCATTGAAATCGTGAGAGGCGGTGGATTGAATGAAATATCCAGAAAAAATGTATATTGATAGTCAGATATTCGCAGGGGATATGGATGGTTCGGAATCAAATCTGACAGAAAAAATCGTAAAAATAAGGGTTTCTCATTTATGCTGCGTATGTGAAAAACAGGTACCTAAAGGCGAAAGAATGTTGAATCAAAAAGCAATAGTAGAAGGACAAGGTTGGCGCAGTTGCTATATCTGCCTACCATGTGTTGAAAATTGGTTAGAAGAATCAGGACAAGTAGAGGATGGTGGAGTTAATGAGAGAAATTCTTTTTAAGGGAAAGAAAAAAGATAACGGTGAATGGATAGAGGGATACCTGATGGATGGTGGAATGCCGGGAGAAAAGCGAATATTCATAGGGAAATTGGTAATAGGCAAATGGACCGTTACGGCGGATGAATTTGACGAAGTTGATCCGGATACAATATGCGAGTACACAGGATTAACAGACAAGAACGGCAAGAAAATCTGGGAGAATGATATTGTTGAGGCATGGAGCCAAGGCTCAAGAGCAATAGGTACAGTTAAACAGCGTGTAGATGGACTGTGGATTATGTCTCCAGCTTGGCAGAATCATGAGTTCTGGGAGTTGAAACCGAATAGTAACGGAGAAACCACGGTAGAGGTACTAGGTAATGCGTTTGACAATCCAGAATTATTACAGGAGGAATCAGATGAGTAAATCAGCGTTAGTGATGAATACACCAGAGAATTGCTATGATTGCCCGTTCGGAACTGCATACTGTAGTGATCTTGAATATGAGGGTTTGTGTGAATTGGCTGATTGTTTAGATTATGATGTAATTCTGATGACAGAAGAACATTATGATTGCGAAAGCAAATCAAGACCTGAATGGTGTCCACTTATGGACTTGCCAGAAAAAGATAATGGAGATTATCCGGCCAATACGTCTGATGCTGACTTTGTGGAGGGCTGGAACCAGTGTATTGATGAGATTACAGGAGGCGAAGTAGATGGAGAGATTAACGGAAGATTCCGTAACAGGTGAAACATACATAAAACAGTGTGCAAGTAGCTGCCCTTATGATGGGGAATATTGTGGAACAGATGAATGTCCTGTCCTGAATAAAGCGGCAGATAAATTAGGCGAATATGAACGAGCAGAAGAACAGGAGAAAGAATTAAAGAAATATCGGGAAATTGGAACGATAGAAGAATGCCAGGTGGCGATGGAAAAATTTATTGAAGAGGCACAATTGCATGAAGCTCTCAGAGTTTTAGACGAAAGGATGTGAAAAATGAAAGAACTTATATTTTATATATGTGGAATCTTTAGTTGCATGATCGTATGGTTCTTGTGGGCTATTATAGCCTATAAAAAGGCCAAAGAAGCCCCTTTGAAAGAGTATGCAAGGATTCATATTGATATCGAAAAAGCTATCAGAGAGAATGAAGAACAGATAGCGATGACTAAAAAGTATCAGGCGATGGAAGATCAGGTGATTGACCAGATGATTCTTCAGTGGAAGATGGAATATCTGCAGAGCCAGAGAGAATGGCTGTTTACATTACTTGGCGGAAAGATGGAGGATTCGTATGTACAGCAAATGTCAGAAATGCGGAAGGAAACTGACGGATCCGGAAAGCATTGAGAGAGGATATGGACCAGAATGCTGGGGAAGTATCTTGCCTCATTATTCTATTGAACAGGAGGAACCGGAAGAATCTATTCCAGGCCAAATGACTATAGAAGATTTCTTGGGAGGTTTAAAAAATGGAGGAGAAAAGGATATCTCCTGAATGTGGGAAAGAGTATAGTTCTCGCCCGGCATTATCAAGAAAAGATAACAAAACAATGATATGTCCTAAATGCGGGATGTTGGAAGCGCTTGATACAGTGCGAGATTTCTACGCTCCGGGAATGACAGATCAGCAATGGAAGCAATATAAAGAGGAGTACATGCTTAAATATATAAAGGAGAATTGAAATGGATAAAAGTTTATATAATGCAAGCGGATGTAAGGACAGAACAGCACATGATGCGATCTGTGCAGCGGATAGAACCCGAACATTAGTGTACAGGGCAAGCAGGACAAAAAAGGATGAGGAAGCAGAACTGTTTGTGAAGATGGTAAAAAGACTTGCAAAAGGATTTGGGTTCAAACTCTGTGACAGAATCAAATTCGAGGATCCTGAGACTGGAAAGAAATATGTGTGAGGTATGGCATGGATACAGAGAAAAAAGTACAATTCGTAGCACTGACAAAAGAGGAAATTGATGCAATGATTCAGCAGGCTGCTCTTGCCGGAGCACAGGTTGCGTCTGATGCAATGATGGTAGGGCAGAGAAAAAGCGAGAAGGAGAAGATTGATCGTCGTTTGCATAACACTGATTTGCTCCTTAGAAATTACAGAACTTTAAAGGCGAGCTACGAAAATGCCGTCTACAAGTCCAAGGAAGGGGAGGTTACAGAGGTACTGGAAGACATCATGACCATGAAAGATGATAAGGTCATAGTGGAGAGCATCAAAACTTCGGCCAAAAGAACCGCTATCATGGTGCAGCATATTGACAAAATGCTTGATGTATACCGTATCTATTGTAGCAAATTATCGGAAAAAGATAAGAGACGCTATAAGATTATTAAAGCCCTTTACATATCAAAGACGCCAATGACAATTGCAGAAATTTCAAAAAAATTTTCGGTCAGCAAGGTCACTGTATATGAAGATATCAAAATTGCGAAAGAGCGCTTATCTTCGCTATTTTTCGGGATTGACGGACTGAGATTTTTTTGAAAAATAGAAAATAACGAAAAGCGTTAACTTAACATTGACTTAATAACGAAAATGGTGTATGATAATCGGGTAAAATTTTATCATGAGCCATGAGCCATCAGAGTGAAATCTGGTGGCTTTTTTAATGTAAACCTTTGGACGGGAGGGATATAAATGTAAAGGTAAAATGCTCCTTTAGAAAAATAAAGGAGATCATACATGAATGGAATAATTATGCTGTTTGTCTACGCAGCGATCATGATACTGGCGACAGTGACCATGACTAAAAAAGAGAAAAATGTAGTAAATTTTTGTGTTGGAAGCCGGTCT